CAGGCTGCCGACCTACCGAAAGGGGTAATTGCCCACAGTGCCACAGGGGACAAAGTCACCGGAACCACAAACTATGCCGGTTCCAGCAACGCAGGCGGCTCCGCAACGAGCGCCGAAAAACTAAATAACAGACTGACCATCAAACTGAACGGAACCAGTCAGGGCGCATGGGACGGCAGCAGCGCAAAAACCATTGACATAACGGCAGCCAGCGTTGGCGCGACAAACGTTACGCTCAGAAGGTGGTGACAGTTGCATGGGTGTGTATTTAGGCAGCGATGCCGTTGACATGCAGGGCGGCTTTGTGACCGGTGGTGCCAGCGGCGCTGTTTTGCAGAGCAAAACGGTTAGCCCCAGTGAGAGCGCACAGACGATCAAGGCAGACAATGGCTATGACGGTTTGAGCCAGGTTACAGTAAATGCAGTATCGAGAACTTATGTGGGAAGCGGCGTAACGAAAAAGAGTGCTGCGACTTATACGCCGGGAACGAGTGACCAGAACATTGCATCCGGCCAGTATTTAAGTGGTGCTCAAACCATTAAAGGCGATGCAAACCTGGTGGCCGGGAACATTAAGAGTGGTGTGAGCATTTTTGGTGTGACAGGAACTTATGCCGGCGGCGGGAGTTCCGGCGGCAGTGGCAATAACAATGTGGAGGCTTATGCCATTACGGACACCAACCCCAGCGTTAGTTTTAAGACCACCAGCGGAACCATTAAGATTTGGGGCTACGGCACCATGACCAGTTCCGGCGGCTGGGGCCAGCAGACTACGAGCCTGATCGCGTTTGCGGGCGACAAGTACTACAAGAGCGCCATGTACGGCGGCCCAAGCAGCACCGGTCTGAGCCTAAGCATCAGCAACGGCAAGCTCTCCGGCCTGCCGAGTGGACTGACGGCGATCAACGCTGTCGTTACGAGAGGTATATGATTATGGCAACCGATACACAGCTGGACAGCCTGGTGATCAACTACCTGACGCAAGCCCAGTATAATAATGCTAAGCGGGAAGGAACGCTGAACAGCAATCAGATCTATATGACACCGGCCTCCTCCAGTAACTATACGCTGCCTGCCGCTACCAGTTCAACCCTGGGTGGTGTGAAATTAAGTGATTCGACCAGTTCAACGAGTTCGACCAATGGTGGTGTTGCGGCAACGCCGGCGGCGGTGAAGAAGGCCATCGCAGAAGCAAAACTTGCAGCCTGGCCGGTTGGCAGCATTTACATGAGCGTAAGCAGTACAAGCCCGGCGACTTTGTTTGGCGGTACTTGGGAAAGAATTTCTGAACGCTTTTTGCTTGGCGCTTCTAGTAGTTATCCCGCAGGTGGTACAGGGGGCGAATTCGCCCATACTCTTACACAAAGCGAGCTACCAAATTATTCGTTGTCTGTAACCAACGGAAGCAACGTAATACGCTCCAAAACCGGAAACACTGCGGATGCGTATGTTCAAACGCAATCAAGCGGCTGGGGTATTCCGAACTGGGAATCCAAAACCGTAACAGTCGCCTCCGGCGGTTCCGGGGAAGCCCACAACAACATGCCGCCCTATCTGGCGGTAAATATGTGGAAGAGGACAAAATAAGGACAACAAATCATGAGACTTTCAAACGAAGACGTTCTGCTTCACTGGCCCCTGGCCCAGCACATCATCACCGCGGGCTGGCTCTACAATGATGGCAGCCTGCACCGGGCGCTGGATTTCCGCGCGGCGGTGGGCACGCCGGTATACGCCGCAGAGGGTGGCACGGTGGAGACGGCCTACCGCTGGAACGGCAAGCGCACCCAGGGGGACATCAACAGCTACGGCAACATGGTCAAGCTGCGCCACACGACCTACAAGTACGGCACGTTGGAGACGCTGTACGCCCATTTGAGCAAACTCTGCGTGGCCCAGGGCCAACAGGTGCAGGAAGGCCAGCTGATCGGCTACAGCGGCGATACCGGCAACTGTTACGGTGCACACCTGCACTTTGAAGTGCGCTGGAAAGGCCAGCGCACGAACCCGCTGAACTGGCTGGACAACGATTTTAACCCGGCCAGCAGCGCGGTCAAGCTGGGCAGTTACAGCAGCGTAAAAAACAACACAAAGGAAGTGAAGCGTATGTATTACGCAATCGACGTAAGTAAGCATCAGGGCAAATTTGACTGGCAGGCGGCCCATAACAAGGGCATCCGCCACGCCATGCTGCGTGCCGGGTATGGCCGCTACAGCAGCCAGAAGGACCCCCAGTTTGAGCGCAACGCCGCTGAGTGCACCCGCCTGGGCATCCAGTACGGCGCGTACTGGTACAGCTACGCCAGTACCCCGGAGGAGGCACGCCAGGAGGCCCGCTGCTGCCTGGCCGCGATCAAGGGCAAGCACCTGTGCCTGCCGGTGGCGTATGACATCGAATATGAGCCGTGTATCTTGCGTCTGACCAATGCCCAGCGCACGGCACTTGTACAGGCCTTTTTGTCGGAGATTGAGGCGGCTGGATACTACGGCATCCTGTATGCCAGCTGCGATTTTATCCGCAACCGGCTGGATTGCACCAAGCTGGGAAAATATGATATCTGGGTGGCCCAGTACGGCAGCGCCTGCACCTGCCCGCTGCCGTATGGCATCTGGCAGTATTCCAGCCGCAACGCGCTGGGCATCCCCGGCTACGGCACCAGCCTGGACTGCAACCGGGTCTATAAGGACTATGAGCAGCTGATGATCCAGGCGGGCCTGCAGGGCCACACCGCGCCCACACCGGAGGATACCACCCCCAACAAGCTGGACAAGCAGCGTATTACCATTGGCCGTATCTCCAGCGGCGACCGCGCAACCATCCGCGCCCTGTGCGAGGGACTGGGGCTGATTGCGGCGGGCCTATACCACGAAACCTGTGCGGATGGCAACCAGTGGATGCTGGACGTTGGGCCGGTATCCAGCGGCGACGCCTGGTACATTATGCGCAAGTGCGCAGAGCTGCAGCTGATTGACGCAGGGCTGTATAAGGCCGAGTATGTGGGGTGATACGGTGAAAAAATTGTTTATCTCCCAGCCGATGCGCGGCAGGGAGTATGACGCGATCATGGCCGAGCGCAAGGCGCTGATCGCCGACGCGGCTGTGGCGCTGCGTACCGATGATGTGGAGGTGCTGGACACCTACTGCCAACACCTGGACAAGCCGCCGCTGCAGCTGCTTGCCCGGGCGCTCGAAAAGATGGCGGACGCCGATGCGGTGATTTTTGCGCCGGGCTGGCGGGACGCCCGCGGCTGCCGGGTGGAGCATGTAGTGGCATCTGAGTATGATCTCAAAATCATCCACGGGAAGGAGGTGGTTGTGTGAACGATTTCTGGAAGAACCTTGCGGCGCTGATCAAGGTCAAAACGATTGTCACCATGGTGGTCATTGGCGTTTTTGCTGCCATGGCGCTGACCGGCAAGTTTCAGCCCGACACGGTGATGACTGTGGTGACCATGGTTGTCGCCTTCTATTTCGGTACGCAGATGGAAAAGTGACCCCTGATAAGATCATCTTTCGCCCCTTAGAAAGGATGATCTTATGCAAAGTTTTCTCGGCTGGATTGGCGGAAAAAGCGCCCTGCGCAACGCAATTCTAAACCGTTTTCCGGATAAGGTTGGTCGTTATATTGAGGTTTTCGGCGGAGCCGGATGGGTGCTCTTTGGCCGTGATCCGGTGCCCGGCCAAATGGAGGTATTCAATGATGCTGACGGTGAACTGATCAATATTTACCGCTGCGTCAAATACCATCCGGAAGCCCTTCAAAAAGAGCTGGATGGACTGCCTGATTCGCGGGAGGTCTTCTTCGACTATGCCGCACAAGAACATATTCGAGGAATGACAGACATCCAACGTGCGGCCCGCAGCCTGTATCTGATCAAGATTTCGTTTGGTTCTGACCGGAAGACCTTCGCAACGGCACCAAAGATAGCAAGCAACATTTCTGCATCTTTTTCAGCAGTGCAGGAGAGGCTGCGGAAGGTTATCATTGAGAATTTGGACTTCGAACACTTGATCCATACTTACGACCGCCCGGATGCACTGTTTTACTGTGATCCTCCATATATCGGCACGGAATCCTATTACCGGGCGCCATTTACCACGGATGATCACGTCAGACTGGCCAATGTGCTCCACAACATCAAAGGCCGCTTTCTGCTGTCTTACAATGATTGTCCGTTGGTCCATGATCTGTATGGAGATTGCCAGATCGAACCTCTCACAAGGCTCAATCAGTTGCCAGCGGCGGGGCCGACCGAGTACAAAGAGTTACTGGTTTGTAACTATTTATAACCCCTGGCGTTATTTTCCGACAAAAGCGAGACGCCACAAAGCCCCTTGCGCTACACTTGTGCGTAAGGGGCGATTCGATGATCAAAAATCATTTGTCGCGTATCCTCGGAGACAGGCGTTGGACGCAAGCAAGGTTGGCCGAAGAGACTGGTATACGGCCCACAACGATCAGCCATCTCTATAATGAGTTTGCGGAGCGTGTGAGCTTTGAGCAGCTGGATCTTATATGTGAAGCGTTGGACTGCTCCATATCGGACCTCTTGGAGTACATACCAAATGCACAGCGACGCACTGGAAAGGACCTGATACGCGACAAGAAAAGCAATCTTAACAAAGTATAGAAAACGGCATTTAAGCAGTCTTTTGGGGTTGCTTAAATGCCGTTTTCTGTTTTTATACCCTGCAAATATTTGTCAGCAGATTTTGTCATTTCAAATGCAAAATTTTTTCATTTTTCGCGAAAAGCAACAACGGTATCCTGCTTGTGTTTGCGAAATATCCGTCATCTTCTTTGTTTTCAGATACACCTTAGGGCTTCCGCAGGCCCCCCGGCTTAGCCGGGGGGCCTGACTATGTATAAGCAGGCTGAAGCGGAACAAAACAATGCCAAACCCCGTGATTGCGGATAGAGAAAAAATTCAGTGCAGATTTTGGGGTAGAGGGTAAAAGCGGCAATATGGAGCAGATACTGATACCGCCCATAAAAAACATAAGGCAACACCGCACAATTCCCGCCTTGCGGCTTAAGCACCGCTCCGGCAGCTGCGGCAC